TTAGTGGAATCCGGCTTTTGCCTTGTTCCTGATTCTTGCAACATTGTTATTCAACAGCGTATAACAGAAATATCTGACTGCATCCATCGCGTGATCGTGCTGTTTGATTGGCGAATCTTCGCCCCGTTCTGCAGCTTTCGCATCCCAAATGTAGGAAGCAAACTCCATGATAGTGCTCACACAGGAAGAGCTGAACACTATCTTTTCACGGTTCAGGAGAGCCCCGACCAGCCGGATGCCATCTTCCACATCATTCTTGGCTTTCAGGACGCTGTACCCGCGTTTCCGCAGTTCCGCAATGAAGGACGCCGCCGAAGGGTCAACGATGACCGCCTTTATTTTTGTCCCATCCAACCATTTGCCCAGGTCATCCGCATACTCTGTATCTGTCTTTTGGATGCCTTTGTCGCGCCCTGAATAATAATATTCCCGGGTGCAGTACCATTTCCCATCTATTCCCTTGTTCCATAGCAGGAAAGCAGTGGCGTTCTGGGTCCCGTAGTCAATGCTGACGTATCGGTTCGAACTGATGAGCTGTTGGATAAACTCCTCTGCCTTTTTGACATGCTTTTCCTCAGAAAACATATCATAGATGATTCCTTCCGCCATAGCCCATAAACCCAGGATGTAACGCTTGTAAAACACCCCTGTGTACATGCTCCGGTATCTTGCTTTTATTTTTTCGGACAGGCTCAGGTTGTCATCCATCGTGAAATGCAGGTACAATATCTGCTTCAGTATTTCGCCCTTGGACTGCAGTTCTTCGGCCCTTTCTTTTCCCAGGTAGCCAACTGACTTGTCTATCCATCCAAGTTTGAACCAATGATATGGCCCATCCGGATTGCAGTTAAACCAATATTTGCTGCCATCCACAGAGCAGCGGCCCGTTGCCTGGTTGACAAAGGACTCCGGCATTAAGGCAACCTCATCAAAGAACACCCCGGCCAAAGTAATACCCTGTATAAGGTCCTGGGAACGTTCATCTTTTCCGCCAAAGATGTAAAAATAGTTCTCAACACCGTTTTTAGCTACTGTCAGGAGATTGTCCGCCCTGTGGTCTGCCACGGCATAACCTCTTGATTTTAACATTAGTTTCAACCAGAACACTACATTACGCCGGAAGCTTCCAATAGTCTTCCCACACATACCAAAATTCTGACCGTTGAAACTTTCCATTGCCCACATGACAAATGACAGAGACATGCAGACCGTCTTTCCAGACCGGATAGCCCCATCTGCAATGATGCCGTCCATATCTTTGACCGGAGATCCCGGGCACCACCATGTGAGGACCTGCTTTTGCTTTTCAGAAAATGGTTTGAACTGAAAGATCAGTGAACCAGCAGGCCGTTTTCGCCTTCCTTTCATCTGCTCAACCTTGGCTTTCAGCTTCTGTATCTTCTCATACATCTGCATCACTCCAGACTTCCGATGCAGTGGCATTCATAGCTTCCATAAATCCATCATCTTCTTTCTCGTCCCCGGATCCGTCTTGTTTAGTCAATTCCAGTTCAAACTTCATAGCCTCCAGTTCAAGATGCGCATCATCGTATCCAAACTTATGCAGTGATTCAATAGCCCTCTGCCGCCTGGCCTGTACTCTGGTAAGAGCATCTTCAATAGTCTGGATCTGCCCCAGAACCCCCTCATATTCCTTGATGTCGATTGGTTCCCCTTTTTCATATCCAGCAGAGTATTTCGTCACCGTCATACCCGGTGGTGGATTGTCTATCTCTTCATCCGTTGAAATCTCTGGAATCTTCTCCAGACATTTCAATTTATCAATGCGTTTCAACATCCGACGTTCTCGAACTGTAAGGAGCTGTATCTCTTGCAGTAAAAGCTGCTCTTTATCTGGTTGCACCAGTTCCAGTAGCTGTTTCTCTTCCTGGTCCAGGGTATCAAAAAAGAGAGTCTCAAACTCTCCTGTTTTCACTGCATTCTTATTACACCTTGGCGCGGATCCGCCTTTATTTCCCTCCGCATTTCTGTTTCCGGGTTGGCCCCCGCGCTTTTTCGCAACGTTGCGTTTAGGTTTCTGCAACGTTGCATCGTTCCATTTATATCTATTCTTCCAGCTCCTGATTGTCCCTTCCGGAATTTTCATGAGCTCGGATATCTCAATCAGTTTCTTGCCTGACAGAAACAATTCTTTTGCCTGCTCTGCCCTGGCATCAGGTGCTCTTGCCAAGCCTCACCACCTCTCAATCGTGTTTGTTTTGCAAATATAAAAGAGACAGCCGCAGCCGTCTCCTACTCTTTTACTAATTTATACCCCTTTAATATGATCGTCCTGGGCTGCGCCGGCTGATAATCTATCAGTCCCCAACGCTTTAACGCCTCCAGGTGAAACCACACTGAAGATGTGGAATTAATCCCAATTGCCTTACATATATCCCTCACAGATGGAGAATACATATTTTTTGTTATATAATCAACAATAAAGTTATATACGTCCATCTGTCGTTTTGTTGGTCCAGTTTTCATTTTATCGTCTCCAAACATGTGTTCTTTTCGTTCATTATAGAACATATGTTTTTTAATGTCAAATGGTTAGGTTTCCCAAAAGCATTAAATGCATTTTGCGCCCTCCATGAATGTCTATAATAAAAGCGCCCAGCCAGTAATCTGACCAGACGCTCTCTATTGCTTACCCCAGGGGATAATCCTGGAGGCCACGGCAGCACATAGTGCACATTATGCTGTCGTACTCCCTGCCTCTCCGGTAATCCGGCGGCAGATAAGCATATGCACCGCCGTAGCGGTGCTGTTATCCCAGACCTGGGACATACGGTTTTTGTTTCACCAGGTTAGGGGCAGGTGCAAAGAAACCGCAAAACAAACTCTTACCCAAATCAGCCACCGGGCTGTGACACCCGGCAGCCGTTCAAAGGGAGGATACTATTATATTTATTACAGAATCTCTATTATAAGTATATCACAGTTTGCCATGAGCATTTCGCTCTTTTTGCTCTTCTTTTACATATTTCCAAAATTTCTTTGCTGCTTGCTGTCTGCTATACCCAATAAGCCCTCCAACATCTTCCCAACTCAGGTTATTTATTGCCCTGTATCGGATAATATCGCTTTCTGGATAAGGCGCCTCTTTGATATACTCCTCTATCATCTCCCTATCTTCTTGGACTTTCTTTTTGTAATACTCTATTCTGGATTTGATTCTTTCCTCTTCTTCGATATACCATTCTGAAAAGTTCTTTGCCCCGCTCCCTTTTGGCATATCTGTAATAATATTCCCCTTATACGGGTTAAAATCCTCGTGCCTGGCAAGCTCTATGTACAGTGATCTAAGTCTGTTTTCATCTGCCTGTAGGCTAAATAACTCTTCTACCGTCATTCTGGCAACCTCATGATAATCCCTTTGTTATTAAGTGACTTTTCCACATCTCCACGGATTTTTGATATTATCTTTTCCCCATCAATTCTACAATATGCAGATATATCCTCCCTGAAGTATCTCTCACATTCTTGTATTTCGTATCCGGCTCTAGCTTTCTTCTCCTTATCCCTCTCCATGTTATACCTTCTCAGTGCTGACTTATAATCCCTAACGGCCTGCATCACAATCCCATTTATGAGATTTCTTATCCCATCATCGTTCATTTTTACCTCCTGTCCAATCTCTCAAGAAAGTCATCATACTGATAGCTCTCGCAGGCTCCCGTTTTATGTCGGAGGAGTATGTGGTGCTCATATAGATCAACAACCTGCATCCGGCGGCTTACCTTTACAATCCGTCTTCCATCGTCTTTTACCTCCACTTTTATGTACACAATATCTCCGCGCTTTACGCCGTACCGCTTTTCTCGCGCCCTTATATTCTCCTCCCGCCTGATTGCGGGCAATGCTTGCTCGTATGTAGGGTCCGGGCAGCCTGATCCGTTTTTTATCATCTATCTTTCTCCTTTCCAAGTATTCTAATACTGTCATTCCGTGCTTTTACATCCTCCCAAAAAGTCTCTGTTGTTTTAAACCTGTATCCGCAAGCAGGACACTGTCTCCTCCTCATTACCATATGCCCGCTTATGCTCTCTTCGCTGTCTGTTACCTGCGTTTTGCCGCCGCATTTCTTGCACTTCATGATTCGCCTTTCTCTTTGTCACCGTTTTCCAATAGCCACTGGAACACCAGACGGTTTGCAATATGTGAAAAACCTATAAGGTCCACATCATCACCAGTTATCGAAACATACAAGAGATGTACCGCCATAATCATTGCAGTAAAGTCTTCCGTAAGATTCTTCTCTTTCAGTTCTATTTTAGGCATTTCCGTGTCTTCTCTTTCGTCGATATCTAAATATAAGTCTCTCAATGATGTTACAAACATTTCTACTCTTTTATTAAATTCCTGTTCTTTCATGTTCACCTCTTTCTCCGGCGCTTAGCAACCGGCAAATAAATACTAATTTGATACTATCGGCAGGAACTGAAATGTCCATGCCTCATCCATGATTGACACAATGTTTCCATCCTCATTGATTGCCAGCACCTCTATCGTTTTGGGTTTAATAATTGTATCCCTGTCATCCCAACTCACCCCATCAGGCAATCTTACATCCATAAGTGCTATAGCATTTAATACTTTATCTCCATGAATCACTTTAAACCTGCTTATATCTATTCCCATAGGTGCCTCCTCGATTTCATTTAATTAAAAGTGCCGTTATTCCGAAAAAACCAACTGCCACACCTGCGCCTATCCAAATACCTGCACTCAGGTATGCGAATGAATCTGGCTGGCTCCTTTCTCAGATCTATAAATTAATTTTTAATGCAATGCTCATTGATCCATTCCATTACGTTGCACAGCCATAGCAACAGTTTATTTCTGCCGCTTTTTTCTCTGTATTGCTTTATTTTCTTTTTGTTTCTTTTATATTCTGCCATTATCTATCTCCTTATTAATCAGCACCGGTAGAATAATTTTTATATTTTCTGGCAATCCATCATACCCCATGCTTCTTATCATCAAAGGCTCATTTGGGTTTCTGACATCAATTTTTATGATATCCCTTGACCGCATACTATCCTTCGCAGAGACTAACGCATCTTTGAGATACTTTGCATTAACCCCAATGGTCCTTATGATCTTCTTTTCCGTCTCCTCTTTTATCAGTTTGTCGACATCATAATAATCAAATGATGGTTGGACATATCCCATGATTGATTCATCTGCCTGGATCAATACCCTATCGCCTGACAGCTCTATTACCGCATGTTCAGTGCTTCTTGTGATTTTGGGAATTACAGGCTTTATATAACAGAGGAATGATTCATCTGCGTCCTGGATCTTGGCATACTCAACAGATAACTTGTACCCATCAAGGGCAATAGCCCGAATCATCTTCTTTTCCGCATCAATCTCCAGACGTATGTATTCCATCCTTTTATCGTTTACGCCTACAAATCTTTTTGTGTTATCTACGATCCTCTTTAACTCATTTGCTTCTATTACTGCTTTCATATTTTTGTGGGAGCCAGGATATCCTTAATGCTGGCCAGCGGCTCCGGCCTCCCTTCTTATTTACTTTCCGTGTTTGATACGTTTCTTCTTTTTCTTGCTGCCGGAGAAGATGAACTTATTCATGTTCCCGGACTTGCCGTTTATGTTCATCTGTACGCGCCCGGAGCTGTAAATATATTTCATGGCTGCTCCTCCTCATATTCCGGCAGATCCATCCACGCTACGCAATGCTCCTGCCACCACCATAAATTCAGTTCTGCGCATGGAAGGTTCCCATAATATTCTGTTATACTGTTAATATAATACGGGCCTCTAATACTCTTCTGCGCTGTAAGATATCTTTTAACATCATCCACACATTTCGGTTCCGGAGGTAAGTCACCGTCCGCTACCTTATGCCAACCTCCGGCGGTTGGTTGCATCTCTATCAGTTTGCATAGTGCACAACACCGATCTGCCGGGAGATTATCCTTAATTGCAATGGCCGCCACTTGCTGCTGAAAAGAATCTGCATCAATCAATCTCATATATCAAACCTCCTCCTCAAAAATCTTCAACAGCCTTTCATAGTAGACTATTTCGTCCTCACATAAATCCCTTGCCATCTGCTCTATTTCCTCTTTCGCCTCCTCGAGAGATTCCGCATCAAGGGCTGTCTGCTCCATTGACAGCGGGCCTGAATAACAAATCCACTCACCATCTATGTCAAGCATAATCCTTGCAAACTCTTCCATATCTTGGTATGGGGCATACAACAGAATGTGTATATCCCCCTCTTGTATCCAGCGCTTATCCATTCCTATTCCTCCTCCGGTTTTTCACACCGTTCAAATTCGATTACCCATACCCAGGGATTGGCCTCCCACCCGTAGCAATCAAGATCCGGTTTCTTTATGGTTGCGTTCCAGATTTCGCGAAACTCATCTACTGCCAACGGCGGGAACTGCTCCTTTGTGCCCTCATTTATCGCCTCGTCCGGCGTAATGTCTTGCAGCCGCTCCACCCGCACGTCCACGACTTTCAGCCAGATACGGGCCGCCTCTTTGGGCATGTGTATGGAAGGACGCCATTTTATGTACCCATCAAGCCATGCGCATAATTCACAATTATCGGTTACTTTCATGCCTTTAGGGCAACCCCATTCAGTCGAGTGACCGTCACATTCGCCGTCTGCCCGGTAATAATACTTTTCCGTCTTCGGATGTTTTGCATATGTTTCCCGTACATACAGGATATCTCCAGGTAAGCAGGGAGCTTTCATTCCGTAAAAATCACCATCTATCCAGAATGACCACTTCTTTTCTTTTATGATTGCACAGGCAGGTGGCTGTGGTTTTATTGCCCTCCGTGTTACCGTCTTCCTGCCGTCCAGTATTGCCTGGACCATATCAGTGTTAAATAATATAGGCTTAATGCTCATTGGCTACGCCTCCTAATCTTCTGGCATGTAAAATACTGTATCCAAGTTCCCTCTGTAATTTTTCTTTAAACGTCATAATGGCCTCCTTTACGTTCTATCGCCGCCTTTATCTCTTCTGCTGTCGCCTGGATTATCTCCAAAGCCTCTGACAGCTCATATAATCCATTTTGTAGACGTTGGTCTACAACTTTACGCCTAAGAAGAGAAACTGTCTCCTCGAAGCTCCCACAGTATCCTATGGTGTCGTAGATTTTATTTCCTTCCTTGTCCGTCTTTCCTTTATCTACGGCAAGGGTAAATCCCATATTGTTGGGAAGTGCATAATAGTTTTCAATCAGATGTACCATTTTTTCCTCCTACTCCAGCGGCAGTTCCATCTCAGAGGGAACCATTTCCGCTTTTATTTCCATGCAGATGTCCCGTACCGGGCACTGCGCACATTTGCTCTGATCACGCTCACATATATCTCTCATTGCTTTGAGCCCCTGTAAAACTGTCTCTCTATTTCTCTCCATCTCGCCCTCCTACCGGCAGTCTCTTGCCGCTATCAGCAGCAAGTAGGGCAGCCTCCAGTTTGTCCATGTTATAGTTTCGTGGCAGGAAGTTTGCAAAACGATTATTCATCTTTGCTCTCCCTGCTATCTCTGCAATAGTGGGTACAAACTTATTTTTCATGATGTGCCTGTCAAGCGCCATCTCTGCGTCGTTATAATCAATATGCTGTAGATAATTCCACCACAGCTTTACCGTTCGTTTGTCCCCAGATATGCGCTCATTTGGGTACGCCGAATGTATCGTGGCAAGAATCACGGAAAAATCCTGTTTTGTCATCTCATACCTCCTCTGCCATGAATTCTTGAAGACCTGCCATCTGGTTATCCGTACCAGCATGTGCCTTTGGTGGGTTGCTGTATCTTTGGTTCCTGCAGCCCTTGTCCTGCTCCTTTGACAGCCAACCGTTCACGAACCTAAGGATTCCTCTCTTGGTCTTTCGTCTACTTGTGTTGCTATCGAGCCAGGATTTCATTTTGCGGAGCTCCTGCATTACGTCCACAGCAGGAAACAACTCCTTCCACTCAGCGATCTGGTCCTCAAATATCCAATACTCTGTTTTATCATTCAAGGTGAGGCTGATAGCTTTCCTCCGGTCCGGTGCCGTTTCTGGCTCCGGACATACAGTCTCTTCTTCTCTTATCTTATCTATACTATCCTTACCTAACCTTACCTGGGTTACACACTGGTTGCCATCTGGTATACCAACCTGGATACCATTAGTTTTTTCCAGCGTATAAGCTCCGTTTTCTTTCACACTCAGCATTGCAAATTCATCTTGGTAGACCGTAGGCGTGTACCTGTCTTTCCTAAGATAATTGTGCATCCTCCAGTGCTTTATTACGATGATTCCGCCGTCAAAACTTATGATAAATTTCTTCATCAACAGCAATTTCAGGTCATCGTCTGATCCGCCAACAATACGTTGTATTTTCCTCGCATTGTTCAAAAAACCATCATCATCCGCACGCATGGACAAGTGAAAATATAACGCCTGTGTTGACAATGGCATATCTAGGAATGCGTCTGAATCAATGATAGTCTTTGAAAACATCCTCTTCTCAGCCATCTTTACCACCTGCCTCTATGAGTGTGACCTCTATCCGAGGATTATGTTTGTCCACATGGAACTCATCCGAAAATCCCACTATGTACTGCCACCCGTCATTTTCTATCACCCGGCATTTTACAAGCGCGTCCTGGATGAACTTGTGAGCAACAGCAGCGATATTATCCAAATCTCGCCGTCTGTCTGGCTCGTAGAAGGAATAATGTATCATGACTGGAGATTTTATTGCCTGCCGCTTTAAACTCGCTCTGATAGCGTTTGAGATGACCATTTGGTATCCCTGTTTCATATCGTTGCCACAGCTATGCCCCCGGCAAAAGCTCCGCTCTGCTTTCAGATATTCGTTCAGTCCCGGCAGCTTCCCTTTGATCACGAATCTGTACTGCATATTCGCCCTCCTTCCTCCTGTTCTCAAAGGCCATATCCATAAGGTGGCCTTTTACAATCAAGTCATGTGCTCTTGAATCATCCATTTTTCGGTATGCCTTATATTCCAGCGCATCTACCGGATCTGATGGTATTGGCCGATAATAACCTGTATCACCGCAGATGATGCAATCTCCGTTTTTGTTCTCATGGTTTATCATCCTGCGCAGCGCTCTGTCTACTCGGTCCATTTCAGGCTGTTTGATATCAGGTCTATGTATTCCGTTTTTATGACCGTCTCCTATCCTTACAAAATAGGATTCTGCCGTTTTCTGTATTTCTTCTCTCGTCATTTGCCCTCCCTTCTCCCCGGCCGAAACCGGGGAAAGTGGCGTGATATATAGTATGAACCGCTTAACGCGTATCCATTACAAGTAACATTCTCTGTATCTTTGTCGGAATTTCTCCCGTGCTTCGTCTTCTGTGTATCCATCTGCAACTGCTCTTTTCTCATAGGCCATCTGTCCCAGCATCTTACACAGCTTCATTGCCATTGGATTTTTATGCAGGCTCATAAGCGGCTCTGCCATTGTATGACAATTACTGCAGACCGGAAGAGTAAGCCCATCTTGATCAGCTCTCTTCCTGGCCGGTCCTATTAATAAGTGATGTGTCTCTGTTGTAGGTCTGCCACAGAAGGCGCAGAAATCTGTATATTTTGTCAGTATAGAATCCATTTACACCTCTCCTAACAATTCATCGGGCCATATCGGAGCCGTAAGCACTTTTGTATGTTTACAGTAATCACAAACATCACATCGTATTGGTCTGATCTCACCATTTTTCAGCATTATGATCTTGGGTGTATTGCTTTCTACTTCCACAAGTCTTTCGTCCATCCATACCTGAGGCACCTGGATGATCTCCATATCCGGCTCAGCCTCCTTTGAAAGTGCCGCAATATAAAACGGGAGCTTTTCTCCTGTGCATATTCTCACGATTTCCTGATAAACGGCAGCCTGAATGTCATAACCCCAGTATCGGACAAAATCCATCATCCCAAAATCTTTTGTATAGTGGGCTTCACGCAGGGATTTCATGCACTTTAAGTCAACGATGCATATCCCAGGTATATAACTATCAAGTTTTGCTTTCCATTTTGTGCCAAACATCTCAGCTTCAAATATTACCTGCTTATGTCCTGACATAAAGCGCATAAATAAATCATCTCTTTCGGCACGGTTTATAATCTCTTCTGCTTTCCTGTATTCTGCTTTTAATGTCCCTGATTTTGTAAAAATTTCAGGATTCTGAGCCTTAAATAAGTCAAGCGTACCCTCAAAATGCGCGTCAACATAAGAGCCAACCATAAGAGCTGTGGTTTTTCCCATCTCCCACCTGCCGTCTAATTTTGCAAGTGCCTGTTCTTCGCAGGCCGGACGGCCAATCGTGCCGCAGAAATCTTTATACTGGCTCACCGAGAGATATTCCCGGTTTGCTTCCTGACTGTAGTAGTTTTCTGATGTCAAAATCATTGGAACACCTCCTCTGCTTCTGCTTCAATTTCTGGCGGTATATCAAATGGATTCTCTGTCTTTTCATGTACTGTACTCTTTGTAATATCTTCTGCCTCACCCTCCACATGCACTCCCATGAGTGCGTTTGGGATATAAACCCTTGCGAAGAAAGCAGCCGCTCTGTATGCAAGCATCTGTTCTGGCATGGTCTTCCACTTACTTCCTGATTTCGCATACCATTGCTCCGCTTTAGCCATAGCGATTGTTACCTCAGTCCCTCTTACGATTTCGCCTGTCTCCTTATACTCAGCCTGTATGTAGCACCCCCAGGTGTCATCTCCTTTTGTACCTGTATATACCGGGCGTACATTTTTAAACTCCCCACTAGCCCTGATCATGCTCATACATGCCTGGCCACTCCATTGCGGCTTACCCTGTACAACATACAGGTTCTGCATGACCATCATGGGACTTACACCCATTCTGTTTGCCATATCCACAGCTATAGTACAATCCATTGGTTTCCCCTGGTAGCTCTGCGGCACCAGCGTTGATGAAGCAAACATTTTTCCTATATCAAAAATCTTCTTAAAACTGTCAGAATCAGAAAATGGGTTTGCAATCTCATGATTCTGCTGTACGATAATCTCTTCCATGATTTCCCTCCTATAATTCAATGACTGTTAAATCCGGATCATCGGTTGTCCGGGTAGCGATAAACTGCAGCCCACGCTCTTTACACTTTTTGTATAAAGCATCACGCATCTTTGTAGAAAGTTTCTCTACCCCATCAATAAGGATAATCTGCAGGCCATTCGGCTTCTGCAGAGCCACGTCGACGCAAAGGTCAAGCTTCTGCCCATCTGACAGATTACTCACAGGCAATCCATGAATGAGAGGGATTCCATTCTCCACAGTAAGCCCTTCAATCGGTATAGTTGCTTTTTCAAGGATTTCACCGGGCAGGATACGGGCCTTTTCAATCTTTCGTGTGTAATCAGCGGATTCTTGCGTCAGTTCTTCCATGTCTTCCTGCAGGCGTTTCATGCGGCGGTATTCATTCACATATCCCTTCATCTTTTCTGCATATGAAGCCTTTTCCTGTAAGTCAGAGTAATCCTGCGGCTCTTTACCAGCCAGTTCCCTATATTCCTCTACTTGAGCATCGTACCTGGCTATATTGGCCTCGTACTGCTTATTGATAACGGCCAGTTTGTACTGCTTTTTCTCCTCCAGGCCATCCAGCTCCTTTTCTGCAGCACTGATTTCAGCCTTCAGTTTCTCTATCTGCTTTTCAAGGCGGCTCCTGGTGCCTGACTGTTCTCTTTCCAATGTGGAGATTGCAATTTCTTTCTCAGCCTGGAAAGCCCTGACTTTATTGTCCCTGGTTTCTGTGATATTTTTGGCTCTCTGGATCTGCACATTTTTATTTCGGATGGTTTCAATCTGGGAGTATACTGCAGAGAGGTTATAATCCTCCCAAGTCTCTACCTGGTACCCTTCCGGGATTCCTTTCGCAATATCAGCAATAAATGCCCGTTTGTTGCGGATATCCCTGTTCACGTCCTGCCTCGCACGAAAATAATACCCTTTCTCAGACTGGATATCATTCAGGACTGACAGGATGTTCTGGGAATAGTCAATTTCTGGCGGAATCTCCCCAAACTGTTCCTTAATCCAATTTAAATCCCAGTTAAACTGAATCATGTCAAGGATAATAGCATTCTGCTCTTTCTTATCCATCCCCATAAACTCAATGGGATTGAGCTGGAGAGGAGTAAAAATATCACGTAGGAAAGTTTCAGGGCTCCCGACTTCATGCCCGTCTTTCTTTACGCTCTTGTAGTCTGCCTGGTTCGTCCTGGGCTTTCGGTCAATCCTCAACCCATTATCTGTCTCGATAAGTATTTCACCTTCTGTCTCCCCATTCCTCACTATATATTCCCTGTCTGATTTATTGGTAAGCGCATACCGGATAGCATCTATAACGGATGATTTTCCCACGCCGTTCTCTCCCACGATTTCAAGGGATTTACCGGTTGCTTCATACTCTGTAATCCCAAAAAGATTTTTGATTTTTATTTTTTTAACTTTCATTGACATTTCCTCCTGGCATCCTCTATAATGAGGATGATTAGTTTTCTTTAGTCCCTGATTGCTTCCCGGCGCCAGGGGCTTTTTCAGCGCAAGGATTAAAGCGGCAGGAAAATTCTGAATCAGCATCCGTGTTGCTGATTTCAACCTTAAAACCGTAATCGCTTTCGCTTGCGCATCTAAAATGTGTACCCGTATCATTCTCAATCCACGTAGCATGTCCGGTCATTTCTACGCCCGCGCCAATGCAAACGATATCAAGATCATTGTTTTTGGCGATCAGCTCCAACGCTTTTAAATGCGGGGCCATTTCCTTGCATATTTCTATCCATTTTTCCGCTTTCATGATTTTCCCTCCTCCGGGATTTCCCGGTTCCAGCACTCTGTGCAATGAATATCCTTGTCTTCGTCTGTTACATCATCTGAGGCCAGACAATCACTTTCGGTCTCATATCCATATGTATCCGGACATCCATTGCATCCTCCCCACCATTTTTTGTTTATACACCCAGGATGTTCTTGCTGTAATTTTTCTCTGTAAGTCATGGTTTCCTCCTCTCCTTGATCCAGTCCTCAACGGCATATATGCAGAGGACCATTACTGCGTACAGCAGCACTGCGTATGGCTCCACTCCGTATATGGCTAATACGGTTAGAGCGGCTATGGTTGCGTTTTTCAACATGCATCACCTCCCTCAATTCAATATCTTCTGCCGTCGCTCCTCTGGAACATGAGCGCTGTCCAATATACTCCATAGTTCGTCCAGCGTCATGCTGCCCGGAGCCTCCAGGCGCTTAAATAACGTCCTGGTGGGGATATTTGCTTTCTCGGCCAGCTCTTTTTTCGTGGTGTTTTCTTCGAATATGTAAGCTTTTATGGCTGATCTGAAAGCATCCTCCCGGCGATGTCTAATTGTCAGGAATACTTTTGGCACGATTTTTACCTCCTTATCCCGTTCTCCTATCTTCATAAGCGAGAAACTTATTGATGAAATATTGTTGACCTTTTCCAGTCACTTTCGTAGTTTTGTTAATTGTGGTATGACCATCCGAATGAGTAACTGCCGTTTCTTTAACCTCGAACACTCCCATTTCCATGCTTCTCTGTGTGGGAGCGTTATAATCGGTACCCTTACGCTTGATTAAGTAACCATTATCTCTGAGATATGTAAAAAGGCGTTTTTCCCCGGTTTCATATCCATTCTGCTTCAGTAGCTTTGCCAACTCTCCAATCAGGATTGACTGCTTTGAAGTAGCTACTGCGTCAGCAAATATTTCTTTCGGCTTCATCCGGGCATTATCTGCCTGCAGTGCTCTGTTCTTTTCGCGCTCTTCCTTCAGTGCAGTAAAAGCCTTGATTGCCATATCCGGATTATCAAGCAATTCATCAACTGCATAAGCACCGTGTTTTCTTATTGCAGGAAGAACTTCTGATGTTACCCAGTGTTTAAATCGCTTCGCTGATTCAAGCTTACTTCCGAAGATAAGTGCGTAAAGACCAGATTCATTAATAAGGGTAGCTCCTCTTTGACCAAAACTCGACGACGATTTGTCGTTGAGTTTTTTATCTTCCTCCTCAACGTGCATTGTAACAGCCTTATTCGTATCCGAATATCCAAGCGCTTCTGCCACGTCTTTTCCCACGAACCACGGTTCATTATCTATAGTTACCGTTCGTACCTGCCCGAACTCGGCATCTTCAAAAATTTTTAATTCGTTCATGTGTCCTCCCTGCTTAGTTTCGTTTTTGAAACTTTTTGAATAAAAAAATACACTGGTATATCTGATATCTCAATATCAAGTAACTTGCACCACTTCAATATTTCTTCCTGAGAAAGGCCAATTCCATTATTAAGTTTCAAGGACATTGACCTATCTGATAGCTGGTTTGCTGCCGCAAAATTTCCCTGCGTTTTAAATTTTTCAATTATTTTTCCTTTCAGCTTACTATAATCAAAAATAATTTTTTCGCACAATATTTTTCCCTCCCTTCTTGTTTCAATTTTGAAACTATCGTTACTATACATCAACTCTGTGGCAATGTCAATGCTTAATTTTCAATTTTTAAACTTTTTTTATCAAAACACTTGAAACTTAGTTTCATTTTTGATATTATATATCTAAAGAAAGGAGTATCAACATGAACGAGCCTATAACGGATTTTAAAATTAGATTTAACCAAGCTCTTTCTATAAAAAATATTAGACCAGCGGAATTAGCAGAGAAAACCGGATTGTCCAAATCAACAATTAGTCATTATATGTCAGGATATACAAAGCCAAAATCTGACAAACTTTTTATTTTAGCCAGAGCCCTAGATGTTAGTGAGCAATGGCTTATGGGATTAGACGTCTCTATAGAACGATTTGACCCTGAATTACTAAAAAAACAAAAAGAATCTCGTAAGCAGTACGCAGAAAAATGGAACATCCAGTTTTTTGAAAAGAAAATGCTTGAATCTTTCTCTCGCTTAACCGATGAAAATAAAAAGAAGAGTATTTCTTACACAGAAAACCTTTTGCAGAATCAACTCTTAGAGGGAGAGCTTACCGTAAAAGCAGCCCATAATGATAATGCGGATGATTTAGAAGAACAACGCCTTATGGCTGAAGATTTAAAAGATATGGAGGATAACTGGTAATATAAAAGGGACTGATACACATGACAAAATACGAAAAAACATTAGATGAAGCAAATGAATTAGGGCTATCAGTCAAAGAAAAAGAGTTAAAATCAAATGCAGATGCATTGATCTGCGGTAATAAGATAGCCTTAAATAAGAAAAAGTCTCTTACTACAAATGAAAAAAACTGGTATTTAACAGAAGAAATAGGACATCACAAAACAGGGGTGGGAAATATTATTTCACAAAAAACAACGGAAAATCGTAAACTGGAAAGACGTGGAAGACTATATTCTTATAATAAATGTATAGGCTTAACCGGTATCATTAATGCTGCAAAAAATCACTGTGTTGGAAGTTACGATATTGCAGAATTTTTAGAAGTTCCAGAGGCAAGGCTATTAGAAGCGGTTGAAGAATACAAGCAAATATATGGCAAAGGTAAAATGGTCGATAATTATTTTGTTCAATTTGAGCCATTTCTAGCCGTATATGAATATCAAATAATATAAGATAATACATGATTAATTCGCTACGGCGTTTTAATAAATAACACTTGGGAGGAAAAGATATGGAAACTAGTGAAAAGAGAGGGCTTGCCATAGCGTCTATGGTATTGGGCATTTTGGGTCTTGTACTTGCCTGCTTATCTATTGGGTTATTCCCGGCCATAATCGGACTTATCTTAGGAATAATCTCTTTGGCAACACATCGTGGCGGGCACGGAATGGCTATTGCAGGAGTTGTGACATCCTCCATAGCAGTAGCTATAGCAGTAATTATTTTAATCATGGGGGTTGGTGTTTCAGAAACATTGGATAAAGAGTCCAACAAAAAATTGAATAAAGGTGGAGCTTCTGCTACATCTGCGGATACAGAAGACAAAGAAGAAAGCAAAACTGATTCAAAAGCAGATGAGAATAAAGCTTCTGAAGATGATGGTGTAATTAATTTTTCCACAGACACATTTGCGGTAAAACTGACTGGATATGAAACCAGTGCAGACTATGAAGGAGCGCCTTGCTTATTAGTGTATTATGATTACACAAACACTGGCGAGGACAATTCAAGCGCCATGACAGATTGCTACCTCAAGGCATTCCAAGGCGGTGTTGAATGTGATACCGCAATTACATCCGTCTCAAACGATGCAATGGATAACTATATGAAGGAAATACAGCCAGGCACAACAGTAAATGTCTGTGAAGCCTTTAAAATCACTGGTCCTTCAGATGTCACCCTACAGGCATCAGAACTTATAAGCCTTAGCGACGATAAGGATACGCAAATAATAAAATTACAGTAAAATAAAAACCGGCCCCTGCGCCAACAGAGACCGGACCATATCTCCGAAGAGATACTACAAAATCTAGCAACTATATTGTATCATCTTCGGTGACAGCCTGCAAGAGACGGGCTGTTATTTTTATACTCTTTTTTGAAAGGAATGATTAAAATGCCAACAGCAAGAAAACTGCCCTCAGGATCCTGGAGATGTCAGGTCTATAGCCATAGCGTCCCCGTATTCAATTCTGACGGGTCTATAGCTCTTAATGACACTGGAGAGCCGAAGATGAAAAGAATGTACGAATCATTTACTTCGGACGACCCATCAAAAAGGGGGAAAGCCGAAGCTGAGATGATGGCTCTAGAATTTTCCTTGAACAAGAAAAAAAGAAACTCCTTCCGTGATCTGACTCTATTGGAAGCCATAGACAATTATATAAAAGTCAAGGAACCCGTGTTGTCAAAGGCCACCATATCCGGATACGTCAAAATCCGTAAATATGCTTTTCAAAACCTCATGACAACAAAGTTGAAGGATATTGACACGGACGTATTGATTACCGCTGTGAGCCTCGAATCAGCTCGTAAAACGACGCAAAAAGGGAAGGAGGGGATTATATCGGCTAAGACAGTCAGGAACGAATATGGGCTACTTACGGCGGTATTAAACTATTACGGTGTAGACTACAATGAGAAGCGCATAACGTTGCCCAAGATACCTGACAAAAAGATTTCTTTGCCTGAACCAGATCAGGTCTTTATGGCCGTCAAAGAAACTGACATTGAACTCCCCGTACTGTTAGCAATGTGGCTATCTTTTACCGCATCGGAAATAGCCGGACTAACTAAATCAGAATCCCTGCTCGATGACGGCAAGTATATAGCCATCAATGAAGTTGTCTTGACCATTGACGGGAAAGAATACAAAAAGGATACAGGAAAGCAGCCGAAACGCCAGAGAGTATTAAAGCTACCAGAATATATTAAGAAATTGATTGACGATGTTTATACCGACCGGATAGTACCTATGCCGGCAAATACAATATACCGTAAACTCAAAAGATATTTAGCCAAAGCAGGTGTAAACCCTATCACCTTTCATCAGCTCAGGCACGTAAATGCATCGGTTATGCATATGCTAAATGTTCCAGATATTTATGCCCAGGATAGGGGAGGCTGGGCAACAAATCACATAATGCACAAAAACTATACTCACGCCTTTACAAAGGAGCGCATGGCTGTGGATAACACCATTGATAACTACTTCACGGAGATTATGCAACACGAAATGCAACACGACATTTAA